AAAGGCCCCGTCCGTTACTGACGCCTGCATGAAATGAACATCGTGGTTCTTCATGAGCGCAAGGCCCTGTTTCATGACCCTTATGCAGCCGTGGTGCGATAAAAATAGTACCTTCATGAATCCTCCCTAACGCCTGTCATCATCAAACTATCCGCATCCGTAGCCAGCGCCAGGCATTCCACCAACTCCATTGAAATCGCTCTATACTTCTCAAGGACTATCCGTATGTCCGCCGGGATATCGTGTCGGTTCGTTACGTCTTTAAATACCTCACCATTAAACCGATTGATAACGATCTCCATGTCAGACACAAATTCCTCATACTGAAACCAGTCTATTATATGTTCCGTGTCCATTGCGGTCAGATTTATCTCCGGTAGTAGCGAGTATATATGTCCCATCACTTTACCTCAAGCGCGGTATCCTTCTGAAAGCCCTTCAGCGTTTCCTCTGTCAGTCTGGATTCAGACTCCTTTTGTTCCTCGGCCCTGCGTGTGCGATTGTGCTTCGTCTCTCCTGGCTCAAGATTACGCAAACCCTTGGCCTTCTTCCACTTCTCCATATTCTCGCGGGTGGGATCTTTCCTGAACTCAATGGAGGCAGGATGATTGTCGTCCTGGTCCATCACCTCAGTGCATGAGCGGATCCACTTGGGGCACTCGCTTGAGCAGTCCACCTCTGATACCGTTACGAGTCGCTTGGCGGTCTTGCCACAGTTCGGGCAATGGGTGGGGGTGTTGCGGTCCTCTATGGCCCAGAAAGCGGTGAATAGTTCGTTGCATTCTTGGCACCGGTAATCATAATTGGGCATTGCGATTTCCCTCCGTTTCCTTCTGGATAACCCGGACCCATGAACCGGCTGAGAATGCAGCGGCTATACAACCACCATCATCAGAGTGTATAAAGAGATCACCCGCCATTACATACGCATCATACCCGCTGACGCATATCTCTTTAGCCTCGCCAACGCCCCTGTCGCAAATCGTTACCTTGTAGTCTTTCATGGTTATTCCTCCACTTTCTCCATGCTGTCCTCCAAGAGCCGAATAGCCTTATCTATCGATGCCTTGCGGGTTATCATGACCACCAATTCCTCCTTTTTCCCCAGCAACTCCTCCTCCACCCTGAGTATTGTTTTCCTTTTATCCTCTATCTCCTTGCCGAGAAAACCGCCTACATAGAATAATTCTTCGATTCCTGTCTTCATGATTTCTCCTTATTATTTGACTTCATACCTTTTTCCTCGTACTGCCCGACCTGCCTTGTGTCTATCTCCCGGTCCTTGCTCTCTGCTGCCTTACGCTGCATCTCCATGTCATTGACAAGTCCGGCCCTCTTAATCTTCAGGCTCTCGGCGTCAAGCTCAGTGCCAAACAATGACACCTCTTGGTTGATCTGCTCCGTTGCAATCTTCTCATAGGTGAGGCGTGTCTCAGCATCCAACTTCCGAATCTTGGCATCCGTTTCATCGGTTTTGGCCTGCTTCTCTGCGATCTCGGCCTGCGTTTTGCTGACATCTGCATCCTTGCCAGCAAGTTCAAGTTCTTTCGCCGGATCGGGCGCTTGCTCACCACCCATGGCACTCTTCAATACTTCCTCAAAGGAGGGCAATTCTTCGGCCTTAATGGCCTTCTCGAACTCTTTAACATCCAATGCGCCCACTTGCTCCAGGAATTGGAGTATCTGAGGTGGCGTGCCAACCGATTCAAGTCTTCCAATGAACTCACCGAGCGGGCCGGCCTGCATTCGCCTGATGATCTCCGGCCAATCTTCAACATTCAGGTTCTTCAGGAGCGCCGTCTGGTCGATGAATCCCTCTTTTGCCAGAGCTAGAGACTCTTCCCTCTGCTGCACCCTTGATATCGGCATTGTAGAGCCTGAGACAACCGTGAGCTTCGCCGGGACAATGATACTGTGACCGTTAATGGCCGCCGTCTCCTGCTGACCATCCACCTCATAGGTAATCATCCTGTCCTCTGTGTACCAGTTCATTTCACTGGACAGGAACATGCGACCTCGTTCACGGACCATCTTGTCGTAGTTGCGTATCTTGCCCCTTCGCATCGTCCTGGCGCGCTCTAAGAGCGCTGCAATGGCTTTATACGAGATAACATCATTGCCCTGCTGGTCTGTTTGGTCAAGGTCGAACGTGCCGGCTATCTTGTAGAACAATCCTTGATAGATCTCAAGGAAATTGGTCAGGTCCGCCGGGAACTTAGGGGGATCTACCCATCTAAGCCCTTGTGCCGTAAATGACGTTGACGGCTTAAGTATGTGCGGCCCATTGGTTATGTGGCTATCTGGAACGCCCGAATCATTGGGATTAATGAACAAGAGATGCGCCGCCTTATCCTTGAATAGGGTTATTTGGGATACCGTCTTGTGTATTTCGGTCTGCAATGACTCCAGTTGCTCAACATCACACAGTCCATGGTTGCCTCCGGTGTCCTTGATTGATGGCGTCCAGGAATACGGGAACTTATCGAACAGGTGCGTCTTTCTGGCCTCCTCTATGGGAAGCGTAGGATTAATCGAGGGATTACCTTTGTCCTCAAGAACGATCTTGCCAGCATTGCAGGTAAAGACCCTGCGGATCTCGCCGGGATACTTGGGCTTCGTGGTACGTTTGATGCTTGTCTTCTCTCCGGCTTCATTAAGAATATCCTCATCACTGCTATCCTTCGTCCGATCCTTAACCCAGCACTCAACAACCAAGAGTTCTTCGCTTTCACCCTTCCCGGTAGCATGGTCCCCCAACAAAGTCTTGATGACTCCGCCAATGGTCCCAAGCGTGGACTTACCCTCAGAGCTTCCGGCCATTATCTCTCTGCGATCATCCCCCAAATCCTTCAGGTGCTCACTGTCGGACTTCAGATCCTTGGCGGAATTGGGCCACCTGCGTTTCGCCTCCCGTAGAGTCATGGAATGGAACTCAAGGACAGCCTCGGCCTTCTTGAATGGAGCCTTAACCGGAACCCAGCCGAAGTGATACGGGTCAATCGTGGTCGTCTCGACCTCACCCATGCCGTACTCAAGCGTAGGATTGAACATCACCTTCTCGAAGACTTCTCCATATGTCTCACCGACACGCATGGACATTTCAAGCACATCCTGTTGCTCCTGGTCGGTCCACCAGTATTCAGGAGTCTTCTGCAATGTCTCAAACATCTGAGCTTTCTCTTCCGGGATCATGCCCAATGGAGCCACATCAAACGTGGGATTGTTGTCTGTGCCCTCGTTTACCGTGCGCTCCCGGTGAGTGTAGATAAGGTTTGCGGTATTGAGCGGAACCTTGTCGCTCTTCTGACGCCATGGCTTATTCCGTCCAAGCTCATAACTGCGCTTCCACATTGTGGGCCGGCTCATAGCTTCACGATCCTCTATGACCTCAGTTACAAGCTCGAAGATCTTGAGTCCTACATCGGCATGCCCCTCTGGCGGCAATAGTTCCCTGCTTTCTTCTTTCTTTTTAGACATGTGATTTCTCCCTACTTATCATGACTCTCCTTGTGCTTCTTCCGCATGTGTGCCACCAGTCCGGCTTGGGATTTGCAGACTTTAAGGCAGTGAGGACATTGGAATGGAACCAGTACATTTTGTGCCGCATCGAGCAAGGCAGACGGATCTTTGAGCCTGATCTCATTGAGCTTGGTGCTGTAGTCAACATCAATCTCCTTCACCTTATCCTTCACCTCGTGCCACCCCTCATACGTCAACAGCTTGTGAGGGTCATTGAACGGCCTCCTGAGACACATAGGGCATACGATATCCTCCTGCGTGACTGATGGGTGAAAGGTAGGTGGGCATTCCCGATCCAGGTATAGAGGTTTGAACATTGCCCCGGTGAGTGGTACGGACAGGTCAACAGGGTCAAATTGTGCCAATGGCGTGCGGCATATTTCGCAGAGTAATAGCTTCATGACTTCTCCTTCGCTCCCAGTTTCGTATGCGCTATCTGGGAGCAGTGGGCTGATTTCAATAGATTCTTCTTCATATCTTCCATTTCCCAACTATCGGATTTCACCCAAACAAGGATCTCCCATAAGTATTTGAACGCATCATTCAGTGGGCCCTCCCAGGTCTGTATGTCCGCACAAGAAACTGAGCCGGTATCATATTTCCTACCCATTGAGGTTATGTGTAGGGCCATCATACGTGAGAAGTCTTCCCATTCTTCCACCTTATCGCTCATGCCTCATTCTCCCTCAAATCATGTGGTGTATAGATCCCTTCCTTATCCAACGGCAATACAATCCGGTCACCCAAATGCAGGTCACTCTCCCGGTTAATACCTTCATCGTCATCAAAATAGAAGATCTTCTGTGATGGAAGGGAAGCCACGTTCATGCGATTGACAGACAGGTCGGAGCCTCCAGGATAGCTCCCGTTGATATAGATCTTATCGCCCAATTTGGACGGGACATGATGATGGCCTACCAGTTCATAATCAATAATCATACCATACAGGCTATGAAGCTTATTGAACTGACGCTCAAGGCCATAGTATGGCGTGCCCATGTAACTCTTGGCCGCGTCGCCATGATTGATAAGAAAGGTGAATTTACCGCGGTCCACTACCATACTCGGGGATTCGCTCACGTAGATATGGACATTCTTTTGTCCAATCATCACCTGCTGTAGCATCCTGTAGAATATGTAATCGAAATTTGTTTTACCTGGATGCTCCGCTTTATTTAGCCGGCCATGGTTGCCAAGAACACAGTATAAGACAACCTCCGGGAAGATGGATGCCAATGTTCTCAGCTTGGCGGCCTCTACTTCCAGGGCCATGAATAACTGTTGGACCAGATTCAGATCAATGGAAAATGCCTGACCCTTGTATACGCTTTCACCGGTGACGATATCGCCCAGATAGAACTGAACGAAAGTATTCAGGCCGAGGCTTTTTTTGTCCTGTTCACGGAACAGCATGATCTTCTCAAGCCACTTATCGCTTCTCTTGCGATATGTCTCAACATCATACCGTGCCAAGCCCTGGACCCATGTTGCGTCCGTGTACTCCCCAATATGAATGTCCGACACCATGGCGTGAAACTCTTGATCCGATGTCTGTTTTTCCTTGGGCGGAACCTTCACCACCGGTATCTTCATCTTGGCCAACTCAATCCGGCATGTATCGAGAATTGACGCGGTTATGTCCTGCTGCCTCGCAAGCCTGCTTTGAAGGGCTTGGTTCTGGCTCAATAGGGCCTTGTGAGTTGAGTTCTGTGGTATATGGGTGCTAATCGTCTTCAGTTCGCTCCACGATTGCCCGGTTCTTCGAAGCAGCGTCCTCCTGCTGGGCCTGGTGATCTCAAGTTTATCGTAATCATTGGCCGATATGTTGTAACCTACATGATCAAGCACAGTCTGAAACTCTTGCAATAGGACGTCTACCGACTTTTCTTGCGTCTTTTTATTGCTCATAGTGCCTCCTGATTTCCGATCTCATTATGCTTCACCGATCTTCATTTGACGTGTCGCCAGCCTGATCCTCTCATTCGCTATATCAACATTCACGTTACAATCCCACTTCTTACCCATGAATTTTATGCCATAGGGCGGATCTGTGACAATGGAATCAACCGAATTGGCCGGGATACCCTTTAAGACATCCTCACACTTACCACAGAGGACTTGGTTCATAGCCTCTTTTCCTCCATATATCTCGTTAACTGCTTGATGATCTCCATCTTCACGTCAATCCCATCCCAGAACTCGCTGGGTGGCATAGTATGTTCGATCTGATGGCATTGGGCGCACAATGGGAGACCTTGGGTATCTGGAGCTTTCAGCGCCGTGCCCGCCTGCCCCAATGTCTGATGTGCGAATGTGATGGGGTTATCATCCTCGAGTCCCGGTCGGGTTGGCTCATAGTCACATCGGATGCACTTATTCGTGCCCCGGACCCATGCCTGGTATTTTACTGAGCGATACATTATTTCATCATCCCAATGAAGATTAGAAGAGCTACACACATAACCAAGACATCAACGGGGATTTCCATTAAAGATCCTCCAGGAAATCAAAGAATTACATCCATCACTCATCTCCCCATTCTTTCTCGGCGATATAGCCTATGGCCATGCCAAGCATGATGGGCCAGACAATTAATGCAGCCAATAGCATGGCAACCAACTTATTCGTCTTTAACATCAGTATTGCACCAAACGCGATCAAGTAACCAATGAACCATATTGTCCAGAATGCTTCCATCATTCCACCCCTCTCCATCTTAATTCACGAATCGGAATCCTATCTTTCTCGGCCAACTTACTCCTGCGTAGATTACCACAACAATATGGACTGCTACAGAACACCCTTGTCTTACGATACGCACCATTGCCATAGAATGGTTGTATTGCGTACCCAAAGTGGCTCTTCTCTTCGTCGCTCATGTGCTCAGGGTACTTGCCGTGATAATTACGGAACGTCTCACGGGCTATCCTATTGGCTCTTGCAAGGTGACGATAGTTCATTCCACCCCGCCTACCCGCTCACCCTTCTTCGTGGGCGGCTGCAATGCCTCATAATACGGGTCATCCTCAATCGAATCACTGCCAGGCGTCATCATTATCCCCTCGATCACCGGCTTGTCCTGCTGCTTCCGGCTCAGTGCATAGCCGAGGAATAGGCCAATGATTAGGGCCAGGATGATGCAGGTCATTGGATTGGATATGATTATGATATCAATCATTTCTACCTCTCCCTTTTACAGAATTTGTATTGCTTCCCCGGTCAATCCCAGATCCTTTATGTCTCCAGGCTGCGGGGCTTTACCCATAAGTACTTTACGCGCCTCCAATAATGCCTTGCGCCCATCCTCCGTCTCATGCGCTGCACTCTTAAACGCCATCCACCAGTACTCGGAACAGAACAGCCGCTTTTCATTGGGTGTAACCCTGCGCCACAGTTGCTTGATGATGCCTTGATAATCATAGCCAATGCCGACATGATTCAATGCCCACGCGCCCATGTATCGTCTCAGTGGACCATGAACAGTCTTGAGTGGGAGAACCCATGCTCTGCCATTGTGTGATTTGATCCGTGCGCTCAGGGGATTTAGGACAGTACCATGGCCCAGGGCTTCAAGGATGAATACGCGCTCAGTATCAAAAGGATTAAGCCTTATGGCGATTGCGGTATGATTGGCCTCCGCTCCCGTCCTCTTGCGTATCAGCCAGCCAAGGATGGATTTGCTCTGCCATTGGATTACATCTCCAGTCTGGATACAGTCTCGTTTTGATAGATACATGCTCATCCCGTCGTCTCCTCTGTCTCGCCCCGGTCAAGGAACTGATCTTCGTCATCGAACAGATCCACGCCGAGGTCGGTCAATGCCTGCTCTGCTGCCATGCTTGCGTTTGTCTCAAATCCATCACCCTTGTCCTTATCTCGGAGTAGTTCTGTTATGCGCCGGTCCCACTGGGATTTTCGGGGCTTGAGTTGTTCCAAAGATATAGGCCGCGCCATTACCAAAAAGCATGTTGAATCGAACACATGGTCTTCGCCTTTACTATCAATATATTCTATATCCAGCTTATCCATCACAAGATTGGGGATAGTACGAATGAATTGTTTACAGGTGTTATATACAAGCAGCATTGGCGCGGTCGTAGGGTTTCCGCTCTCGTCTATCTCAAAGCGCAACCTTTCCCTGAATTGCCGTATCTTTGCCTTATGTGATGGGTCTCCGGGGGTTAGATATAATCCGTAATGAGTGAATGTCTCTGCTGTAGGTGGGCCACTACCACCGGTTAATGGCGTGGGCTTCTTGCTAAAACAGTCTGGTCCAGTGAGCCGAGTAATCCGCCTATTACTAATACCCATGGACTTTTCGCGCTCAATGATGCCTTCGGCCACCCTACTGTCTGCTATCCTCAATCCTTCGTTGGCGGTGCCATTCCACCCATACCACTCAGAAAAGCCATATACTCGGTTGTCTGCGTCCACCCACCACCACATAACGCTGAATGGTGCGCCATAACCCCAGTCATAGGTCATATAGATAGGTGCATGCTCCGGCACCGGCATAGGTTCAATGACGTGGGCCACCTTAGAAAACTCCGGGAATGCCTGACCCACGAATATATCCCAATCGCCATACCTAAATGCCCTGCGAATATTCTCGGGCAATGTGTTGAGCATGTCCCAATAGGATGGGTCAAGGTGCGGGTTATCGTCTGCCAGAGACTGCACATAGGCAAACTGTGGGCGATAATCATTGGGCTCTATCCACTCAATAGGGAAGAGCTTATCCATCCATAGCTGTTTTACCCATCCATGGCCTACGCTTCCAGGATTCGTGCCGGCCACAAACTGGCATTCAACATCGGGTAAGCCGGACCATCTCAGTCTTGTACGCAGGAACGTGAAGGTATCATACTCGTTCTTTGTAAGCTCATCCACAAGGATAAAGGCAAACTCAGCCGATGCGTACTTACTTGGATCATCAAGATTCCTGAAACAGATAACACCACCGCCCCACTTCTCCGCCAATATGAAACACCGGCCATACTCCTTGTGGTCCTGGTGCATCCTACCAATCCACGTGGGGATCTCCCTTGATATCTTCTGAAGCTGCCTGTCTTTGAGTGAGGGGTAATCCTCGCATGCCAGCATCCCGGTAACATTACGGAGGCCATAGAGTTTGAATAGGACGATTAGACGCCTAATGGCATACCAGCGAAGAAAATAACTTTTCCCGCCCCCTAATGCGCCGCCATAAAGCAGGAACTTAATCAAGCCTGAGTCAAGGTGCCCGATTGCCTCCATCTGCCGTGGTGAAAAGTTGGCAAGCTCAGCATCGAAGTCAGGATTCTTTTCTTGCGAATGTGATATTAATGGCTGTGGGTTCATCTTTCCCCGTATATATG